CACTAAACACTGCCGCTGCAAATGGTGATTTTGTTGCCGCACCGGCTACTGCACCTCCAGCAATCGAGCCAATAGTCGGAACAACCTCTCCTGACGCATCAATCAAATCTTTTGGAGAAAGACCAAGCTCGTCAATTGCTGTATATCTATTTGATGCCGGATCTCTAAGAATTGTTACAGTTTTTCCGGCAATGTCAACTTTTTGGATGTTTTCTGTCCCAAACTTTTCTTGAAGATATTTCTCCTTGTTTTCTCCAGTTTTAAAAGCAAGTCCAAACCTTGTTTTCCAGTCAACACCAGAATCAAGATCAACTTCGCCACCAAGCATGGTGGATAGCCCTTCATTTAAAGCTGAGATATATTGCCCCTCATCCATTGGGAGCAACTTCTCAGAAGCAAAAACATCATCTGCCGAACCCTTGCTTATCATGCGCTTCGGAGTAAGAAAACTTCCGTCGGCAATCATGGATTTCAACCTGTCTTTTGATTTCGCCTCCTCTTTAACAAGAGAGTCATATTCGGTAAGTAGAAACCGACCTTCTTCTGCTTTTTTTGCAGCAGCAATAGGATCAGTTTCAAGCAACTGGTTATACTCGGCCTCAACTTGGCCAATATTGTTTACTGCTTGAGAACGAATGACTCCAAGCTCTTTCACATAAGAATCAATTGTAGCCATTATTGTGTTGGTTGCGATGGAAATGTAGCGCGGAAACCCTTAATTTTATCATCTTCTTGGGTTGATTGTTTTTCTCCCGGATATTGGGATTGTATTTCATTATACTGATCGCTAGTAATAATCCCTTTTTTAAGAAGTGACTCCCTATGTTGCTGTGTCCCATGAACAACATCAAGTAGTTTTGTCTTTACCGAGATAGCTCTTTCTCGAATTTTTTCTGGATCTCCGACAAGCCTCAAGGTTCCCCATTGATCTGCAAGGGCCGAAAACTCGTTTTGAGTAACTTGCCCAAGCCCACTAGATCCGGTAGGAGAAGACTTTCTAAGTGCATCAAGAGCTTCAAACTTTAGGTTTGATGCAACCGTATCAAGAGAACTCTGCGCTTCCGCCTGTTCCTCAAAACCAACTGAACCCAAAATTTTTCTTAGTGGACTGGCAAACGGCAACTTGCTCATTTTGCCGGTATAATCAATGAACCTGTCGATTTCGCTTATCGCAACCTTGCCGATTTCTACGGCCCTATTTCTTGCTGCAACTTCAGCAGATGCTGCTTGTTGGGCCGCTTGCTCTGCCGCTCCTCCCGGAATGTTTGCAACTCGCGTTCCCGTTGGACTACTTGGGTCGGGAACAAGCTGTTGCCCTTCTCCAAGTTTTACTGTTGGCTTTCCACCAACTCCCGCGCCATACCTGACCGTAGTTTTCCCATTTTCAGTTATTACCTCAGCCCCGGTGGGGACGGGTGCTGGATAGAACCTGTTTTCTTCGTCAAATTGGCCGGCGAGTGCGTTGTATTCAGCGGCTTCTTCAGCAGTGGCTTTTCTGAATTTGCCTGGCGGTTTATCTGTCACAAGAGAAGATCCGGCAGGAAGGCGAATTTGTCTTGATGCTTGCGTAGCGGGTTGACCGCCAGCAGCTTCAATGTTCGCTACTACTTCTGGAGCAATGGTGGTTACTGGAGTTTCACCCGCAATACTTGGAAATTGGCTGTAATCAAAGTTGCTTGGTGGAGTTGGGACACCTATTGCTCCTTTTGGTGGCAATACGCCAGGACCATCCATCGGAGTCCCATCAACAGGAACCCCGTCTGGGAATGATGGTTCGGGCGGTCCTGTTGGAGAAAACGCATCCGAAACACTTGGATATACATTATTTGAAAGGTCTTTAAATTGCCCATATTGATCCAAAGATCCAGCGACTTTTACCTTTTGCCCATCAATTTCAATTTCCTTGTCATATGGCTTCCAGTCGGACATCTTTGGCAAAGATGCTTGTATTTGTTCAGCCTTGGCACGCTGCTCCTCCAATTTAACTTTGCGTTCTTGCAAGCCAAATTCAGCATCCGCCTGCATCTGCTTTGTTCCCATGTTAATTAGTCCAGCGACAGACTCAGCAATGTCAGCGCGTTCATTCAGGGAAACATTCTCATCTTTGATTTGGTCGCGCACACCTTGAAGCGTTGGCGCAAGATCAGGAAATAGCTTCAAAGCCGCGTCAATCTGAATGTCGCTTTGCTTGATTAGCTTTTTCTTCTCGCCTTGTTGCTTGAAGTAGTCAGTAACTTGACCGATTCCTTTTGCGACCCCTTGCGCTCCAGCCATAGATTGCTCACGCGCCGCCGCAACAGAACCAGAATAATCTGGAGCTTGATACGGGATTGTTCTTACGTCTCCTCCGAATAGTGCCATAATTTTAGTTGTTATTATCCAAGCTGGAGCCCGCCGCCATAGTATCCCTGAGAGTTCACTGAGCCCGGAGAGTTGTTCATGCCGCCATAATTTCTATTGGCATACATTTGACCAGCTTGACCAATTCCACTTCCAAGGCTACTCCACATCTGCGCTTTGGCTTGTTGGTTTGCGGCGTTAATTTGGTAATTTGCTTGGTTGGCTTGGTTCTGCGCTCCTGCTTGTTGTTGGGCAAGGTTAAGCGGCATGTTAAAATCAAATCCACCAGCAGCTTCAGGACCAAGAGTCAATGCGGTGCGAAGATCCTGTTGTCCAGCACCATACGACAATGGAGCAGTGCGAAGAGCTTGAAGTCCCGGATTGGTGTAAAACTCGCCAGCTTGGGAGTATGCGCGTTGTCCAGCTTGTGCCGCTTCTGCCCGCTTGCGAGCCATAACATCCTCACGCCCCATTGCTTCGCTTACAATGCCTAGGTTGCCACCAAGTCGTCCAGATGCTTGGAAACCCTCACGCGCTTGCTGCTCGTATCCACGACGTTCTTCTGGAGTTACGCCTTGCGCCGAAGCCCTAGCTCGCTCGGCTTCTTGAGAAGATGCTTGAACTGCGGCTGCTTGTTCTGGCGAGAGTGCTTGCATCAAGCCTCGTGTCATTCCTGCCTGACCGGTCATTTGGCCAAGCTCTTCAGCACGAAGTTGCTCTAAGGTTTTTCCTGCTTGTTGCGAAGTGCTTAGCTGAAGTCCTTGGAAGCCCGGTTGACCGTTAACACCACCAAGGAATTGCCCGGTTTCACCAAACATTTGGCCCATGAGTTGAGGGCCGAATTTGTTTTGAAGCTCGAGAAAGCCGGGGATGTATTCTGGATAGTAATCAAGAAGCCCTGTTGCCTGACGGCCAATTAAAGTTTTTCCTTTATTGCGTCCTTTTCTTTCTGTGTGGAAAATATCAACCGGCGGTGGTGCTTTACCGGCTTTTCCTGCTTGACTTGCTCCGTAGATGGACGCTCCTGCACCGACTGCCGCCGATCCTATTCCTACTGCTACCAAAGACATTAGCTCAACTCACCTCCGGAGTCGTTAATTGTGTTTTCCGTATAAGTTTCCATTATTTTAATTCCTTCTTGCTCGTATCTATCTTTCTTCCACGAATTGACTCTTTCGTCATCCTTGTTGAAAAGTGGGTTTTTATTTGGATGCGTCAAATATTCAACCATCTCATCAGGATCGCTGATATTCTCTGGGTTAGCGTGGAACGTTAGCCAAGTTGTATCTTCGTGAATATAAAGAACTCTTTTTGTTCCAGCTTCAGTGACACCGACAAATGGAGCTTCATATTCTACGACTCCCGCCTGATCCATGACGCGCAACCTCCCAGACGCAATCACAAAAGGATGATTTGTTTTGTGCTTCATGCTTGTAAGCAATGATCCTGCGGGCATAAATATCTTTCGAATATACATGCCGGGAAGAAATAAATGCTCCGTAGGAAAGTATCCGTCTGGCATTTGAGCAAGTTGATACTCAAGCCGTTCAACATCAGAAGCGGAGGCAATCTCTTCAGCAGACGGAACTTTAGAAACAAATAGCTCTTGCTTGTCGCTTGATTCTTCTGTTTTTTCTAATTGTTCATCCATATATTTTATTGCCTATCCTAAGTTTGTATTCATTAGGAGCAATGCTGATTCATCCCACAAACATCACGTTTACCACGGGCACGGCGATTACGCTTCCATTTGTAGAGTTAGCTACGTAAATATCACAAGATTGTGCAGTTGTTGCTGTCGAGACATTTCCTCCAACAAGTCCAATTACATCAGACCCAGTCCAGTTGGCAAATCCAGATCGCGAATAGTTGGCATCTGGAAGAGCGGTTGTAAAATTAACAGCATATTGACCAGTCCCCAATGTGCTGACCGAGTTGACGTTTCCCGATCCGCGGATCTGCCTTAAGCTGAAGGTGATTCCAGTGTTAAGAGCTGTTGTGGCAACTGTTGTAATAGTGAATGTTTTTGGACCAGTTACAGTAACCACATAGGTCCCAACAACAACGCCAGTAAGAGCATGAAGTTTATTGCCTGTTATTAAGTTATGGTTATTTGTTGTTGTGATAGTAGCAGTAGTGCTTGCTGCCACCCGAACCACAGTAGAAGTTCCTCCAGCAAACGTTCCTGCAACAGTTCCGTCAAAGTTAACCCATGCCCTAACCCCGTAAATAGGGGCAGTTCCCGTCTGCGCTCCACTCAACTTTGATGCGGTGATGTTTGCGTCAAGAATCTTGTCGGTAGTTACGTTTGCGTCTAGAATATTAGCCGTTGTGACAACATCGGCGTCAAGTGTGGCAACACCGCTGGCAACCGTGAATGCACCAAAGTCAGAATTGGATAGTTTAGCAGGGGTAACATTCGCATCAAGAATCGCCGTCGTCGTAACTGCATTTGCAGCCAACTCGTTTGCTCTAATTCCACCAGCCGCAACAGAAAGTTTACCAGTAGTAACGGCAAGAGTCGTGCCAGTAATAGCAGTAGGGTCAATCACGCTTTGATCTAGGATGTTGTTCATCTTCGTGCTAGTGATTACGTCAGTAGCCGTGAAAGTGTAACTTGTATCAATTGCGCCCATACTTTATCTTTGTGAAATGATTTGTCTGTTGGTGACTGAACCAGCCACCTTTACTGAGTTGACCTTGGGTGATCCGATAGTCCTTGTCAAGATCATTGTTCCCGTGAATCCTCTGATGCCACCCAACCTACACCGGATGCTTGCTGTTTCAGCTTCGGTAGCTGTGCTGGGTGTAAGCAATCCACCAAGAAGAGTGGTCGTTGTGCCTATGGATTGAGCATCATCTGGATCTTCCGCTGCAAACGCAATATTATATTCCGAGTTCTGGCCGGGAAGGGACTGGATGTTTACCTGTGCGTCGGTAAATCGCTTGCGTTCCATCGTCCCGAGGTCGTATCCTCTGGTTGTAAGGGCTGCGTTGATTGCCGGGGACACGATAGCAGTAGAGTTGTCCACGTTCAGGCTGTCGTTTGAGCTTTCAGACGCTTCGATTTGGTGCAATCCACCATTGGACGTGACCGCGTAGATGTTGTTTCTCTCGCTTGCGCTACCAATCATAAAGTCCTTGATTAAGAATCGAGAGTCTCCAAAGGTGTCTAGTGATTCCCACCCTTTGTTTAGGAAGTTATACACCAAAATAGCGTTGTTCCCGTAGGAATCGCCTGCTCCCGGAATGGAATCAAGCGGAACGGCAAGGTAATACCTGTTTTCAAACAAGATCCCCACTGCTTTATCCGCATAGTCAGCGTTGATTCGGTCGATATACGGCTGAATGTTCTTAGAAAGGGGTTCCTCAGTGCCTCGCAGGTTGTAATCGTTAAGGAACTCAATGCCATACACACCGTCATCGGACAAAAAGAGCATTGCATTGCCGCGCATGACAACAGACTTGCGGGCTAAACATCCAATCTCGGACGTAAGCTCCTTGACTGTAACATCCAGAAGGCCTCCCAGCGTTCCCTTAACAAGATGAAGGCTATTCCTATTCAGCACAACCAACCCGTCGTCATAGAAGCCGTGCATTGCTACAACAAAGTCTGCTGTTCCGCCACTGACACGGAATTGGTTCTCGATCTGGTCAAACGTAGTAGTGTCTAGAATGTCTGATACAGATATTTCATCGGTAATCTTGCGGCTAGTGTATGTCACGTTGTTATACGCGCCAGATTGATCGTAATAGAACGGAACCCATAGCCTACGCTGGAAATGAACACCCCAAGGCGCACCGGGCTGGTGCATAAAGCCACCACCTACGCTGAACCTTCCTCCAATTGCGATCTGTTGATTGGATGCACCTGTTGCAGTTGTAACATACGCACTCGTTACTGTATATGATCCACTTGCACCAACAAGGTTGTAAAGCAGACGTTTATTAATATCGTCTATTGTTGCAAATGCGCTTGTAGTAATATATGTCCCAACTCCACCAACCAGAGTATAAGAAAAACTATTCGCGTTAATATTGGTGATAATAAACACCCCGTTAGGATTTGTTCCACTAGTAAACTCAATTCCATCAATTGTTATTGAATTACCTGTCGAAAATCCATGCCCAGTGCAATTGATGGTTACTGTGCTTCCTGAGATTGTTGCCGAGATAATATTCGTTGCTTGACGAATCGTTGTAAACAATCCGTTTGGATTTGTGCCAGTAGTGTATGTCACAGCGTTTACATTGATTATATCTCCAACAGGAATCCCGTGGTTTGTATCAGTGAATAACTTGACTATATTGCTTGCCTGTGTGGCCGCAGTAATATCTCTAAGGATAATGTTGGGGACAGGCGCATAAAATTGAATCTGAGTGGTTGTAGCACTAACTACCTGAAATTCTTTACCTACTAGTGAGGACAATTCTGGAATAGTGTTCTCGTAAACAATAATGAAATTACCCGCATTTAGTGTAGTATTCCCGTCTACCGTAATTGTGACAAGCCCACCATCCACTGATACCCTGCCTCCATGTGAATCAAATACTTGAGGTTGGGTGTAAGCACCACCTGGGGATAGCGTGAATCCATCAGTAGCCGTAGCAACAGTAGCAACAAACGTCGTGCTTGTCGAAATACTTGCAGCCAAAAAGGTAAACGTGTCTTGGCCAGTTACCGTGGCAACTGTGTATGTCCCGTTGGGAGGTGTTCCGGTAGTAAGCCCCGCGACAGTAATCGAGGTTCCCACTAATAGCCCGTGTTCACGCAGATTCACCGTAACAACGGTGTCTGGACTTGCCGTGTCGTCTGAACTTGCGGAAATGACTGGCCTTCCGTTTGGATACCACTCCAAGGCTTGTTGCCCTTCACGGAACAGCATCACCTTGTCGAACACTTGGATCATGTCAGTGTCAGCACCAAGGGCCTCTCCAGAAGGATACGGAATGTCCGTAATCACATAACCATCCAAGTCGATCTTCTTGGCGACAGTATCAAGCGCAATAATCACATACTCCTTGTTGCTGTCGTTTGGATCGCTGAACAAGCAGGAAGCACGGACGTTGGCGGCAGCATCGTCGTTGATCGGAGCTTGTGACAACGTGCCAGCACCTGAAACAGCCGTAGTTGCAACGGTTACAGGAAACGTCATGGTTGTTGCTGAAGCGTAAGTCAAAAGCCTAAGCCCATTAGGATTTGTCCCATCAAAGGTCAACCCGGCGATTAGTCCGTATCCAACAGTCCCTATGGCAAACCCATGCCCAGCAGTGATTGTGATTGTCACCACGTTGGTGGCGAGTGAGGACGAGGCGATTGCCTTTGAGGTGGACGTAATTACCTCAGAGATTGGCTCAACGGCAGAAACGGTGTATGTTCCAGACCCACCAGTAAGCGCATAAGTAATCGTAGATGCCGAAGCCGTTATCGCAGTAAACACCCCATTAGGATCGCTTCCAGTCGTGTAGCCAATCCCAGCAATGTTTAGCGTTGCGCCGGGAGCTAGTTCGTGAGCAGAGCCAGTTGTAAGTGTGACCACGCCAGCGGTAACTGACGCTGCCGTAATCAAGACGCTTGTTCCAGTCAAGAGGAAGGGCAACTGCAAAGGAGACCCTCCCGTAGTCAATGCACCTGTCCTACTCACCACGTTCTTCCGTGGCTTCCAATAACCCTCCATACGCCCATTCAACGACTCCCTTACCTCACCCTCTTGGAGTTGGTTAAGTTGAAGCCTTTGGTTCACGCTCACAAACCCACGATCAGCATCTTCGCCAATCGCAGCATCCATCGGGCTACCACTCTGGGCAAACTGGGACATTACGCGTAGTAAACAACCACCACACCGGACGTGAGAACCACGGAACTGAAGTCACCGCCAATACCCAAGCCCGCAGGAAGGGTAATAGTCTGCAACCTCGATGCACCCGTGATGCTCCCAGACGCGCTAGCCACAGTAGCCAACACAGCGTCATTGACCACCTGAATCCAGCGGATCTTGCCAGTGTAAGTAGTTGCCGCAGTGGAAAGCACAATGCCTCCGCCTTGGCCTTGCAGATCATATGATACGGGACTTGCCATAATTATATTAAAGTATCACCACCGCAACACGCAATGGTTCACGCGCAAAGTAGCACATTACGCATTCTTGTCAAGCGTATTGTATAAGCCCCCTTTGCACATTTTTTGTCGGGCTGGATTACCGCTCAGGATTTTTCACCGCGCCAGAAATTCCAATCCCCCCCCCCTACTGCACCCAGCTCGCATTAGCACGTGACTTGCAATTCAATCACCCGTTTGAATGAAACGCTCGTTTGAATCACCCGCTGGCCTAGCTTATCGCACTTAACTTGCACCTGCTTATTTGTTGCGATTGTGAATTGCTGTGCCAAGTGGCCTGATAGGGAGACGTTAGACCAAAAGAGCTTTGAATCTCTCGCCCTTGCCATAGTCCCATAATCGCGCCAATCGCGCCACAGACCATCCTCGCGAGATTCCCGCTTTCGGTGCTGCTTCACGTCCAAATCTAACCGAGCTTGACACGTTTTCGGATATCTGCGTATAATCCCTCTGGAAGAGAGACAAGGATAAGATTCTCTCCCACGTGACCCTATCATTCGGTGAAGCGAAGCGTAGCCGTTACAAGCCTTCCCCCATGAGTCACTGTCCTTCGTCGTAGCGGAGCGAAGACGGGTACAAGTACTATCAAGGGTACATTACTATCGTACGGCGGAGCGAAGCGGAGACTGTGCAGGCCGCATCCCTCGCGACGGCTCATAAGCCCGTTATTGTGCGCGCGTTCAGTTTATCTTATGGCGATGGGAATGGATTCTTCGGGTTTATTCTCCGGGTTTGTCCTGCGGTTGCTTTGTCTCCGGCCTGCTCTTCCCTAGTCCCTGCTAAATCCCGACAAGCGACCAATAGGGAATCACGCTAGGCGCTGTGCCATCCTCTTGGAGTCCGAGGCGGCGTCTTTTGTACTAGGTTGTTTAGCTTGCTGTACGGATCGTTTGCTCGTGGTCCAGCTTTTCCCTTGGATTGGCAAACCCTTGTATTTCCTAGGATTGCGGCAGGGCTTGAAACTATTTTGAGATTTTGGAAACTATTTGTCGACAATGGGATTTTCGGGGTGTAGGTTCTTCTCAGTTGCAAGACGCGACGCCACACACACACACACACAAAACGATGAAAACAGAAAATGAAACAATCGCGGGAATTGAATTCCGCCCCGCTGAAATCCGCGCTGCAATTGACTCCGGGCGGGAATGGCTTGCCAAGGGCCGGAAGCTCTACTTTGTCAGTCATTCAGAAAACGCGGGATTCTCCGCCCGTCCCGTTTATAAGGAGCGGGGCAGCTTGCCGCTGGTGGAGAGGGGAAGATTCCTTCTCATGACGGCGCTGGAAGCAAACTCTCTTATTGGCTTCGAGCTTTGCCTTGCATTGGAAGGGGGGGCAAAGTGATTTCCTCCCTTTTCATCGTCGCCGCTGTGGCATTCGTCGCCATGCTGGCAATCTTCGGACCGCGCAAAGCTCCGGGAATCGTCCTGAGCATTGCCGCCGTTCTTTCCGCCGCTTGGGTTGTCTCTGCAATTCTTACGGCTTGAAACAATTAGAATTTTATTCTAGACTACCGGCAATTAATCGGCAGTCTCTCCACATAACGAAGCGCGGCCAGCGATGCATGGCACAAATTAAAACAAATCAACTACGATGAAAACGATCAATTCCGAAATCACCGCCCGCATTCAAGCCACAAGCCCGCGCTCAGCATGGAGCCGAGGCGTGAAGCTTTATGCTTCAGAGCTACTTGATAGCCTTGAATCGGATTACACACCTGCCGCCTTGCTTGATGGCGCTGAAAACTGGCGGGCCTTTTCATATGGCGGCAGCGCTCTTATTTATGACGCCGATATTGCCGAGCGGCTTTGCCGCCCTTCTGAGCTTAAGCGCAAGAAAGGCGGGGACCTTCCACCGAATGCGTGCGAAACGTGGCTTGATTGCCAAACGCGCGCCCTAAACCAAGCTGCCCGCCTTGTCGCCAAGCTTTCCCGCTAACCTCAAAAAAACGAAATCATGACAACTCAAAAACAAGTCCGCGCCTCATTCTGGAAATCATTCCCGCACTTTGAAGAGCAAGCAAGGGAGGCTGGTATTTTAAGCAAGGGACAGAATCACCATTGCGCAACTGTCCGCTGCTCATTCGTGGATTTTGTGGATTCACTGCAAAAGTCCGGCGAAATATCCGAAAAGCTCGCCAATCGCGTTACGCTCTAAATTCAATCCGGCGAGGTCCGACCCTTCGCCAGTCCCAACAATCAAAACGATGACACTTCAAGAACAATTCAAAAGCGGAATGAAAAGCGGGGAGTTTCCGCATGCAGAAAACACCCTGAAAGCGATTCGGGCGGTTGCTAGAATTGACACAGAGCCGCACGTCCGGGCTTACTGGTCGGGGTATCTATGCAAGCTCACATTCCGCCAGATCGACGACGCTTGCTCGCCATAAATTCCGAAACGCCTTTCGGGGCGTCTGGCGGTGAATCCGTCACTGACGAGGAAAACCGAACAAAACGAAACAATGACACACACACACACGCCGGGACCATGGACAAAATCAGGATGCACGGTTTATGCCGGGCAAATGGCGATCTCCGCCACTTACTGCGAAGGAAACCGCTTTCTTCACGGAGTCGATCATGACCAAACCGTGCCGGATTCAATAGGAACGCACGGCCAAGGCTGGGATGAAGCGGGGGCAAATGCTCGTTTGATTTCCGCCGCTCCGGATTTACTGGCAGCGTTGGAGGGATTGCTTCACGGATCGCGGAAGGTTACCAGTCAAGAGGATTGGAACGCGGAACGGGAAGAGGCCAGCGCGACGGCACGCACCGCAATCGCCAAGGCAACGGGGAAGGTGGTCGCATGAAAATCGTTTACATCAAAGTCGATGGCGGGAGAATCGCCAGAAACCCCATGACGGGAAGTTGGTTTGTTTACCTTGGAGATAAACTTGCGGCGGATTTTATTTGTGAAAGCAAACGGGATGCAATCGCAACGGCGAAAGAAAGGGGGGCAGCATGAAATCGGATCTTTTATATCTCCGGGAGGGCATGTTTACGGCATTTGTGCCGCAAAGCAAAGCGGGGGAGGACGCATGGAGGGAGCTGGCAAAGCAAACGGAAGGGACGGGAAAGGTTTTGACGGTCCATCTTCCGGCAGTCTTAGCTCAGTTGCGTAAAGCGGGATACACCGTGAAGCAAGCAAAAAGGAAAAGGCCCGAGGTGATACTTCTTGAAATGGCGGGAATCATGGCAGCACTCGAAAGGATGGACGCATGAAATTTGCCTGCTCACGATGCGGAAGCCGTAATTGGCCTGACCCTGAAAGTTCCTGCCCGCTATGCAATGACGGGAGGGAAGAACCCGGCGAAGCCCTTGGCGACCCCTTGGAGGCGCGAGAACAGGCCCTTGAGAGGTTCACCCGCGATGGCTGTTGGTTTACTTCCGCGCAGAGGTGGTTGGTTTGGATCAACAAGCAAACCGACGAAGACCTTCACCCGGCAGTGATGGCGGAACGGCTCGCATGGCTTCACACTGAGGCTTGCCGGGAGGCTTGGCAGGACTTGGAGCAATCCCCCTCGCATTACGCATGGGCGGAAGCTTGCGCCCTCGCAGGCTTTGACATGGCGATACATTACAGGAAAGCAAACCAATAGAAAAAAAACAAAATGAGAAAAACTAAAAGTGAAAGCAGCAACCAATACGGGCAGGGGGACGTGAGCCTTTGCGTTCTGCGTGCAAAATGGAAACAGGAAAATGGGGTGCGGAAGAGCATTGAGCCGACTCTTTTCATTTCAGGGGCTTATGGTGGAATCAGTCGGAAGTTTGCCGCTGGAATCATTCGCCAATTCCGGCGAACCGACACGGGAATCAAAAACCTCGCAAACCCAAGCAATACAGGGAAATGATTACCAATTTTGACAGGCTTTTAAACGAAACCGCCGATGTTTTCGGGGTTTCCCCTGAGGACATCCTAGGACCGAAAAGGACAAAATATGCATCCTTGGCTCGTCACGTTGTCATGGCATGCTGGTCAGATTATCACCCATATCAGGACACGGCGAACCGTTGCAACAGGACTTGTCACAGCACGGTGATCTGGGCGCGGCAGAGGATCTTGAACGAAGCCGAAATGAACGTTTCATTTGCCAAGATGCTTGCAACTATTTCAAGCCGCTGCCAATACGGAGCCGAACAGGAACCCGAAAAAAAAGAGAAACAAATTGAAATTTTAGCTTGAACCCGGCTGAAACCCGGCTAAAACGAACACGCATTCAGCACCAAACCAAACAAAAACATGAAAATTACGATTGAACCGACAGAAAACCATGGCCGCAAAATAGAAATGCAAAATCCCAAGGTTGAAATCTGGATTCCGGGAGACGATCACACGCTGCAAGAAGCTCTTGAGTATCTCGTTGTTCCTGCCTTGAGGGCTTTTGGCTACGGCGTTTCAGAAGGAGAAATCGTCGTGAACAAATACGAAGCGTAAACCATCAGCACAAACAAAACGAAAACAAATAAATATGCAACTAGAACACAGCACGCCTGAATTGTTCGCCGCCCTTGCAAAAATGCAGGGACAGGTGGAAAACGCAACAAAAGGGAGCGTCAACCCACACTTCAAGAGCCGATATGCGGACTTAGCGGAGGTTTTAAATACCGTCCGACCGGTGATGGCGGCAAACAGTCTAAGCGTTATTCAGTCGCCATCATTCGATGGAACCATAGTTAGCGTTACCACTACGATTTGCCACTCAAGCGGGGGGTATGTCAGCGGTGAAATCTCATGCGTCCCGGCAAAACATGACGGGCAAGGCGTTGGAGCGGCCACAACCTACCTTAGACGCTATGCCCTCGCCGCATTCGCAGGAGTCGCACAGGAGGACGACGACGGGCAATCGGCTACGACTACGCAGCGGGTCGCTTATCCTAAAATCACGCCGGGCCAAGTGTCCTCGATCAAAAGCGATTTGGAAGAACTGGCGATTGATGAATCCGCGTTTTTAAAACATTACGGCGTTACGACAATTGCTGAAATCACAACAGACAAGGTTGCGCTCATTGATAGGGCCTTTGCAGCCAAGCGGAAACCGAAAACCACGCCCGAAAGCCTAAACGCTACTTTCGAGGCGATAGCTAAAAACATCAAGACGAATTGAATCATGAAACCATACTTCTACATCTATCGAGTCGGCGGGAGCCATCCGAAGACCAAACATTTCACCGTTGAATCCGCTATCAGAGAATCCAACCGCCTTGCCGCCCAACACCCCGGAGAGACGTTTGAAATCCTGATCTGCGTTGCCACCACCCGCTGCACCACGCCCGCCACCTTTTGGATGGATGGCGTCAACCCAGAAAGCCTACCATGAGAACTTATTACGACCCAGAAGACGACAGTTTCTGCGACAAGGCCGACCGCCACGAGCGGCTGATGGACCTCGCCGACCAACTCCGCGACGAGGCGAAAGACAGAGAGATCGAGGATGCCGAACCAGAACAATTTCGCGGTATCGAGTGATGCCGTAAAAATCCTCCCGTGCTCAAGTGAGCGGCGGATTATGACACTTATCTTGTGGGAGTGGGAGTCATAGACGCAGCGGGAGGAACCAACTTAACTAAAACAAACGAAATGAAACCGACATTACTAAGCATGGCAATGAAAGGCAAGGACAGGTTTTCACCTTCAGACTATCAAAAACTAATAACAGCAATTCTAAAAGCCAAATAATATGTGGGCGAAAGACATGACAGATGGCGGTCCGCTACAGTATGCAAACCACCCAACCATGAAAGACCGAGACGGTGGACCATTGATGGATATGAATCGAGTCGCTCCATTCATAGCAAAGAAGGCAATCACAGAATCCAAAACCATAAAAAACGAAATGAACACACTAATCGAAGACACAAACGAAGCAAAACAAGCACTTGCGTCAGCCGTTGAAGGCATTGGCGAAAATATGGACAAGATCAAGCCAATGAAAAAGGAATTGATCGAGAATCTGCGGGGGATGCGGATGACGACCACCACCGAAGTGGCCGCGATGCTTAAACCGCTGGAGGATCTGAGAAAGTTCTTCCTTGGTGCTGAGCATGACAAGGAAATCACCAGATTGCGGGAATTTGTGGATCTTTGCGAGCGACTGGAAGCGCTCAAGAAAAGCGGGTTCTTGGACACCGTGGCAGACACCATGCTTAAGCTATCATGAACAACATGGAGGAATCGCTTTACCGGGCCGGAGCACACATCGTTTTTAAGACCGCGCAACCCAAGCCGGAGCCAGAAACGCCAACCAGACGGATGAAGGTCCCCGTTCCAGTGTGGCGCAAGCGCAAGATGGAGCGCAAGGCGAATCAAAGGATCATTGGTAGCATTGCTCTTGACCCCGTGAACCGCCAAGCGGCTATTGTAACGTCAAAAGCCCCACTAGAGTGTCGCCTCCAATAATTCTTTTGAACACATTATCAAACTACAAAAAACAAACAAAATGAGAGTTACACACACACCGTTTAAAACGAAAACCCGCGCCATTGGAAGCGACTTAGAAATGACGCTGGCATTGCTTGGCGCATTAAATAACCCGAAACAAAGCAAACTCAGTAAACTAGGCAAGATCGCCACAACCATCACAAAGCTATTCAAATGAAAATCGAACAAGGACTAGGCAAAACGTATTACGAGCGCACAGCGACCCCTTCAGACCCCAAAGCGGGGCCTGTGTCAAAGTCTATGCTGTGGGATTTTAACAAGTCTGCGTTTAAATGGCGGCACAGCAAGCCAAGGGAGGCATCGAAGGCAATGGATCTGGGGACGCTTATCCACGCCGCAACGCTGGAGCCGGAAACCGTGGAAGACATCATCGCAATCTCTCCCTACGCAGATTTCCGCACAAAGGAAGCCCGCGAGTGGAAAGCGGCACAGGCCGAGTTAGGCAAAATCATCACGTCACGAGATGAAATCGACAAAGCCCTCTCCATTGCCGAGGCCGTCACGGATGAATACCACTTGCAATTCGATGCCAGATATAAAACCGAGGTCGCCGTTTTTGGCAAGATCGGGGCAACAGAGGTAAAAGGACTAATCGACATCGTGCCGGATGGGTTGGACTGCCTGATGGATCTCAAGACTACCGGAGAGATTGGAAGCCTAGAATCCCTCCAGCGGGTTATCGTCAACCGGGGCTATCACTGGCAAGCGGCACTCTACCTTGACCTCTGGAATGCAGCGGCAAACGAGAAGCGGACTCGGTTCGTGTTCTGCTTTGTTGAGGTTGAATCCCCGCACGAAACGGCATGGGTGGAATTATCTGAGAATTTGCTTGAACTCGGACGGGCAGGGTATATGAACGCCTTAGCCAAGTGGCAAACCTGCGTTGCAACGAACCACTGGCCGAAACAAATCGAAGGAATCCAAACAATCGAAACACCTAAATACATCCAACAATGAAACAAACAATTGACATCAGCCTAGACGTTAGCAAGATCGACAAGACGGCTCTTTACGAGTCGCCAAAGACTGGGAAGAAATACCTGAGTATCTCGGTGCTTATCCGGGATGAAAAGGACCAATACGGAAACGATGGGTTCATCGTCCAAAAGATCAGCAAGGAACGTAAAGCATCTGGTGAAAAGGGGCCAATTCTCGGAAACGCGAAGATCATGGACTGGGATGCACCAAGGCAAAGTATGCACGGAAGTGAGAAGTCGAACGGGTATGCACCGCAAGCTCAGGACGATGACGATTCCGAAATCCCGTTTTGAGTTATAATTATAAACCAACATGGAAATTGAAATTTTAACGCCAGTTGACGCACACAAAAACGGCTATTTGTCATTAACAACTCCCTACAACCAAGAAAACCCGCAGGATGTTGAGTGGATGCGAACGGTGATAAACGACCTGAAGGGGTGCAAAATCGTCCTAGTAGAAGTGATCGGTGGCCTTGAGGTAGCGCGTCACAAATCTGAAATGATCCTCGCAGGGCAACGTATATGAGCGACCTATTCCCAGAAACAGGAGGCAACTTGTCCCCTCGCCTTAAATGGCAGGAAGACAAGCGAATCAAAACGCTGCGACGAGAAGACGGAAAGTGGGTCGCTTTCAAATCCGAGACCAGCCACAGCTACACCGACGAGGTGGAACTGGACGCAGTGATCGGACTCGCAAAGAAGCTAAAACTTAAACTTTGGAACGAATGAATCCTGAACAACAACGAATTGCCATCGCGGAGGCGTGTGGGTGGACTAAGATCAGACTTCACCCTCGATGGGTAAGCGATATTGGAAGCGAATTTCCGCCCACTCTTTGTGGGACACACCCAAGCAAAGGCAGACCTGAAGGAATCCCTTGGTGGGGGCCATTACCAGACTACCTCAACGACCTCAACGCGATGCACGAAGCGGAGAATGTGCTGACGAACGAACAATGGTGGTTGTTTGTGGAGTTTCTTACTGAAACCCGTGGTGGTGGTGTAGCTCTTTGTATTTCAGCCACCTCCGCTCAACGCGCAGAGGCCTTTTTAAAAACACTGAACCTATGAAAACCATGAATAAAGACACACCTGAATCCAATAAAGCAAAAATTGCGTTTACCTCGCTGTTTGCAAATGATGATGCCTACTGGATACCATACACAGTTGGCACGAAGCTCGAACGCGAGCGCAACGAGGCGCGCGAAGATTTGAAATTCAAAGAGAAGTTATGCGCCGAGCTGACGAAACAGCTACGCAAGGAGCAACAGCTGCATGTCCAGACTCTGAACGAGCGGGACGAGGCGCGAAAGATCGCCGCAGAACTCCGCGAGGCGCTGCAATTCGTGGCGACCGACAAAATCGCCAACGCTGCGGACATGCGCTGCCGCGCCGCTCGCGCACTGGAATTTTGTCCCGAGAACGAAAAAAGCCCATGCGCGGGCGCAACTAAAATGAAATCATGAAAACGAAATCCTGCCGAAAATGCTCACCCCAAGGCAAACGCTGCGACTGTCCAACGAGCCGAGGCCTTTCTCAAAACACTGAACCTATGGAAACCATGACAGACACACCAGAGACAGACGGGGAATGGAATCGGCTCGCTTGCCAAGACCACCCGGAATTTGAACGGAACCTAGCTGACTTCGCCCGCAAGCTCGAACGCGAGCGGGACGAGGCGCGGAAGTGGGGGTGCATGCGAGTTTTTCAGCTGGCTCAGGAGCGGGACGAGATCCGCACCCAGTTGCGTAAGGAACAACGGCTGCATGTCCAGACGCTTAATGAGCGAGACGAGGCGCGGGAAATACTTTAACACATGAAGTCATGAGAACTATAATTGGGATAGATCCCGGAACCAATGGAGGAATCGCATGGATCACAGACGGGAAACCCTGCGTGGAGAAAATGCCTGACACGTTGCAGGACTTGTGGGAGCTACTCCGTGACATTGCCGTCGAAGGTCAATGCATGGCGTATCTTGAGCAAGTTCATAGCTCGCCACAGATGGGGGTTGTCTCAAGCTTCACCTTTGGCAACGGCTTCGGACGCCTCGAAATGGCACTGACAGCAGCGGAAATCCCCTTTGAACGTGTCAGGCCGCAAGTCTGGCAAAGGGCAATGGGATGCATGACCAAGGGCGATAAGAACGTCTCAAAGCGCAAAGCTCAGGAGCTATTCCCGAACATCAAGGTGAATCACGCAATTGCAGACGCACTACTAATCGCAACCTATGGAACCAGACAATGAAATATAGAGAAACAAACCACTATTACCTGAAATGCTTTCACGATGAATTTGGGCGCGAAGTAGATTCTCTTTTAGATGGAATTGAAAGTAATAAAATCCCGAAAGGACTTGAGCATTACGGAGTGGCTATAAAGAGTAAAAATCAATGGCTTAGGGTTTACTTCTCAGTTAAATCCAACGAGTTTTATTTAGAAGGATTTGATTCGGAAGGAAATCTAGCGCACATTATGCTATGATCCGCTGACGCATTACTAATCGCCTCATACGGGGCAAAACAATAAACGAAATAAACGAAATGACACCAATTGACAGAAATCCAGATATTGATCTCGACAAAGAAGAAATTCCTGCTGGGATGAACCTCGTTGAAGGGAAATGCCTAATGCACACAGCCAGATCGAATAAAATTCCTTTTGGGGTAGCTTCAGCAAGAAGCACTGAATCCAAGAACTCAAGGAGGGACACAATCGGACTAATTATCCGAGACTCCGATCTTGAGCGATTCAAGAAAGCCGTGGAAAAGAAGATTGAAAAAAGATCATTGAAAAACAAATAATATCTATGAATCCCAATGACCCAAAAGGCGCGGCTGGCGCACTCAAGACGCCACTAGGATTAATCCCTCCTTGTGCGATGAACCAAACCGCGCTTGTTCATAAATTTGGAGCCTCTAGATATGGCCCATTCAACTGGCGAGATACCGGAGTATGCGCTTCAACATACGTGAACGCTATCATGCGCCATTTGAACGCGTGGAGAGACGGAGAGGATCTCGACCCCGAATCAGGAATCTCTCACATAGCGCACATTGCTTGTAGTTGCAACATCCTTATGGATGCGGACTACTGCGGAACTTTGATGGACGACAGAAACAAAGCACAAAACAAATGAACAAAACAATTGCAAAATTACAGGAACGAATCGAGGAACTTGTTTCCGAAAACGAAGCGTGGAAGAAAGAAGCAGAACGCTGGCGTGACATGTATATTGAATTCGATGAAATGCTTGAAAAAGATCTTGAGAAGGCCAAGACGCGCATTGAAAATGTAACGGCCAAAATCAAATCTCTGGAAAAAGAAATTAACAACAACTACTAAAACATGAAGCCCAATTACTATCAAATCATCAGGGAATGCGTTGAAACAGGAACCCGTCACGGAGTGTCCCGAGCACATAAGCATACCGATGACCCGCCATACGACGTTATTGAAACCTGCGTTCAGGACGCGATTATGCTTGAAATCACAACTAAATTTAGCTTTGCTCCATGCGAAGACGAAATCAACTACCAAGAACTATGAAAAAAAGCGTAATCGAAAAATTGGAATCATGGCTGTGGCGCGGTTATGGAATCACTCAGCTTCAGGCACTTGAGAAGTGGGGCTGTATGCGACTATCCGCTAGGATCAACGAACTGCGGAAGATCGGAATGCCAATCATCACGCATACCATCAAGCAAAACGGCAAGAGCTTCGCCAAATACACAATTACAAAACCATGACAAGACAAGAAGTAATTCAAAAGCAGACTGACGAAATCATGGATGAATTTGATTTCGAGCTAGTCAGGAAGATGTTTGAGGAAAACAAGTGGACCTATCACGGGAAGCTTGAAACCCCTTCGCTTGGAGAACTAAGGAAGCTAGCAAGACAAGTCATAAGAGGCGCAGCCGATGAGGGGTATTGCTTTTCTGGGAGATTCTCCGCAGTTTGCGCCGAGGACTCTGACGAGAAGTGGTTGCGGCTAAACCTCATGTTTACCCCGACAAGCTGGTTCATTGATGAAGGGGAGGTATACGAATGAGCGCAGGAAAGGGCGATACGCCAAGACCCGTTGATGCGAAACGCTACGGGGAAAACTACGACAACATATTCAGAAAGTGGCAAACTACACAAAAGACAACGGATTTAGAATCATCGCAGGAAGACCAAGACACAAACCATGGGAGCAACGAGTTACCGCCACATTTCGACTGACCTACGAGACTTACCAGCGAATCCAGAGACTTGCCAAGAGGGAAAGAATTATTCCATCAAAAGCACTGGAATTACTGGTAAGAACCGCTGAATCAGAAAGAATCGAGCCGACGCAAGTAGTGGACTACACCAAGATCCACCACAAGAGCAGTTATTCCTGTTCAAACATTTTAGACAAACACTTCAACAACATAAGCCAATGAAACTAAACGAGAAACAACTAAAAATGATTATTGATGCTCACGTCGCCTTGGGGATAGCGACCGACAAAGCATTTGATGCGGGATGCCTTGACATAAACGGGCCACTTTTCGACGCTGTTTGGCGTGGATTTGAGAGAGTGGTGAGCGTGGTGGATGACGGCGCATGGATCTCATGGTTTGTTTATGACAACGACATGGGAAAAAAAGGCTTGAGCGTCACGATCAACGAAAAGAAAATGAAGGTCAAGACAGTAAAGGCACTCCTAAAAATAATGAACTCATGAAATTATTCGATCCACCACCACCAACTCAATGGAACGTCCTGAATCTCGGGGCTGGAGTGCAGTCATCTTGTCTCGCCCTGATGGCAGCTAAGGGAGAAGTGACACCAATGCCGGACTTTGCGGTATTTGCTGATACTCAAGCAGAGCCACAGAGCGTTTACGATTGGCTTGACTGGCTGGAAAAGCAGCTACCCTTTCCCGTTTATAGGGTCACGAAAGGGAATTTGGAAGATGATAGCCTTAAGCCTGCGGTGGCAACAGCCAGAGCATTACATTATGACGAAGGAGAGGAATATATGCGGCGCATCATCCCTGTGTTTGGACAACTTCCAAACGGGACTAAGACGGCGGCGATTGGACGAAGTTGCACCGCCGACTACAAGATTAGAGTGATTGAGAAGAAGATTATCGAAAAGTGCGGGATAACTCGCGGTCAGAAAGACACAACCGTGACACAGTGGGTTGGGATCTCATGGGACGAGATGCAGAGAGCCAAAAACGCCAGACTACCTTGGACTCAGATTCGGTGGCCTCTTATTGAAAAACAGATGAAGAGACACGCCTGTCTCCAGTGGATGAGGGATAATGGTTATCCAGAACCACCAAGATCGGCTTGTGTTTGGTGTCCATTCCATTCCGATACTGAATGGCGCAGACTCCGAGATGAAGAGCCAATGGAGTTCCAGAGAGCCGTGAAATTTGACAGGGATGTCCGCGAGTTATCCAGAAAAGACAGGGCGATGAACATGACTGTTTACTTACACAATTCCTGTAAACCACTTGACGAGATAGATTTCGACTCCGACGAGCAAAAGGGACAACAGGTTTGGGACTTCCAAGCCGAATGTGAAGGGATGTGCGGAGTATGAAGCTACTTAAAGGATTCCCAAGCCGCTACAAGGATGCCCCTGAGGCCACTGGAGACGACTGGTGGACACATTACCGCCTAGCCCTCGCTACGGTCGATTCTGGTGGCATTGTGGTGATGTATGGGGCGCACGGGACAGGAAAGACGCGAATGGCTTGGGAAGTTGCCCGAAAATGCACGCCTAAAGACGCAACGGTGAGTATCGCAGGCGTTGGATGGACTACCGCCAAGCGTGACAGGCCAGCGATCTACACTACGGCTGTTGGGTTATTCCGCGACATTCGGGGGACATACTCGAAAGATGCGGACGCCTCCGAGGCGCAAGTAATCAAAGCGCACACGGATGCCGGGTTGCTGGTCATTGACGAAATGCAAGAGCGTGGGAAGACTGAGTTTGAGGACAGGGAACTGACATCGATCATTGACGAGAGATACGCTCATGAACGCCCGACGATCTTGATTACGAACTACACAAGGGAGAAGCTGGCAGCGTCACTTTCGCCCGCTGTCCTCGATCGAATCCGTGAGAATGGATGCGGCCTTAATTTTAACTGGACAAGCTTCAGGAAACAGGATAATATCTGACTCACGCCCCACAAGCCTCTCAACGATGCTCAAACCATATCGTGAATTAACACGTGAACCCCTAGGACGCTAGGGGGTAGGGGATTTTTTGTTCGTGAGGCGTCCCGCTTGGCCCGTCGGGATCACCCTTTCACGAGCAAACCGGGACGGATTCCAAATCCAGCCCGGAGTTAACGGGCCTTCACTTTCTGTCAAGCCTTGCGGTAAAGCGTGCAACGGTTGCCGTTAATGCAGAACGGCCTTTTCAACAAGCCTCCATTGCTCACCATCCGCTTGAGTTTCGCTTCGGCGGAGGATCTGGATGCTGCGCCGCCTAATTGAAGAAACTCTTCACAGGTAAACTCGTCTTCTTGTCGAGGTGGCTCGATTGATTGGGCAATCGCCCATTCTAAACTACTCAATGCCTTTTCCGTTTTTGTGTTTTTCATAAAATTCCCATTGGTGAGATCCAATCATTGCCCTCCTTGATGACGTGCCATGCGTGCCAAGCACCGGTCTTGTCGTTAATCATGCCGTAGATGAATCCTTGTCTCCAGCCCATCTTGGAGGAGTAGCGATCAGCGTAGTGCATTTTCTCGATGTCACCGATGCAGCCGGAAGACATGCTCATCCCCCCGTCAGCGTGAGTTGCAACGTAAGTATCAGGCTTGTGAACGTGTCCGTGGATGCAGCTCCCCCAGTCGGCATGATGGAGCTTGGCGGGGCTCACCATGGATGAACGGAATCCGTGCATGAATTTTGGTCCACCTTCCGGCATTTTCAAATATTTACCAACAACGTATGGAATCCACGTAATCTTGCGCTTCTTAAACTCGACTTCGCTTTGCTTGGCTAGTTCGGCACAATGCTCACGGAGGACGCCATTGCTGTTGTCGCGTCCAATTTGCCAGATACGGTCGTCGTGGTTTCCAAGCGTCAGGATATTTGGCTTGTATTCATCCAAGAACTTGATGCCTGCATTGTAGTCCTCGGAGATTCCTCCTGCTCGATCTTCAGGGCTTGCTCCACCGCGCAACGGCGAGAAGTCCCACAGGTCGCCACCGTGAATGCGGTAATGCGGTTTGAAGTCCTCAGCGAACTTTAGCAGCTTTTTGCGTGATTCATCGTGAATCAAATCGCCATGAGAGTCGGCACAATAAAGGAAGCGTTTGAATGCCATGTTTTCTTGAGTTAGTCTAAATAGCCCATGACTCCGTGAGCGATAGCCCTTGCAATGTCAAGTTTTTTACTCGTCATCAATGCCCAGTCTTTCGGGCTACTTCCGAAACCAACCTCGCAAATGATCGCTGGACAATGCGTTCCCGAAAGGAATTCTGATCCGCGATCACCTTGGAAGCGTGGTTTTGCACCTCTGGCTTTTATCTCGCCAACTCCCAAACACATTTCGTCGTGGAGGCTTTTAGCCAATGCCTTCCCGTTGCTGCTGCTGCTCCAATACAGCCACTCATGGCCGTTCGCCTTTGGATCATCAGAGGAGTTGAAATGCAACTCAATTGCAATAGTCGCGTTGCACTCCTTTAGCCTTTTAGCTAACCACCTTTGCGCGGAGCCGTAACCGGCCCCCTCATACTTGGAGATTTCAACCGTGTCGATAGTCCGTTTGCCGAGCTCGTCAACGATCATTTCTCCAAGTTGACGATTGTAGCTCCATTCTGATTCGCCACCTACTGATACCGCTCCACCCTCGATTCGCCCGTTGACGCTGCGAGAATGTCCAATGCAGATTGCTACTAGTTGACTCATATTAATATTTCACAAGAATGTAAGCAACCCAAACCAAAGTGAGTGCTACTACGGCAATAATACCTGACCAGAAAGACTGGTCTTGATAAGGGTCCATATTGGAATGATGTTCACTTAGAAGAATAAGTCACGTAAGCTTTAGCTGCGTTTTCCATATCAAGCGCAAAGTTTCGAGTGCCATCTGGAGAAACACTCACAGAACAACCTGCGAGTAAAAGAATCGAAGAAATGATTGCAAGTATCGCTTTTGGTTTCATGGGTTTTTTAGTTCACCGCTTCTTAACAAGTTTCAGCAAAGAAAGCAAGCCAACAATTATTCCGATTGTCAACGATGTCATACGCATACCCCATTCAAGCTGCTCTTGGAATGATGTAACGAATCCAATAGCCGGGGCTACCGTTCCGACTACTCCGTGCAAGAAGTCTCTTCCTTGGTCAGCAGTCACTTGTTGTCGCGTGCCTTGATGAGTCCAACGCCTGCGGTCAAAGCTGCAAACGCGCTCATTAAATCAGGTGATCCACCCTTGAGGACTTGAATGCCAACATTAGACAATGTGGCGACGATAGTAAGGATTCCCAGTGCTGTGGTTTTCATATGTATTTTCG